TCATATTTTTTAACTTTCAATTCAATCACCCTTTCTAGATAGTTTTATTTTTTTGTGTAACGAATAATTGCTTTAAATTTATAACCTGCCCAACTGTAGTTATTAGCGAAGCGAATGTTATCTACGTTCATAACAAAATACGTACAGTAGAATGTTCCGTTATTACCTCCTGCGTAGTAAGTAACAGGAAATCTATAGAAATCTTCTCCGTTTGTACATGTGACGTCATAATCAATGAATTCACCCAAATTACTGATTGAGTGATCTATGGTGCTTACACCAACATCTAAACCAGTCCATGTAATAATTTTTTCATAAATCTTCTTACCATCAATCCAGTACTTTCCAGTCCAGTGCTCATCAGTTGACATTTGTAAATTAAGCAATTCATTCCCGTTTTTATCAATAAGTTTTGGCATAGTTATTGTCACCACCAATCTTTATTTATATTTTTAATAACCAAAAAAGAGCAGATATCAATCTACTCTTTGTAATATACTGCATCTTCTAATGTACTTTCTAATTCACTGACTGTCTTTTCAAGCTGTCCAATTCGCATTTGTAATGATGTTAATTGTGACTTCAAAGCAAACGTATCTTTTAACTTTGTCATGAAAGTTTTTAAAATATCACTTGTTAGAAACTTGCTGCTATTAGCTGAAACAGTTGTTGAAGATGCGTGCTCACTTACATTTGAAAACAAAACTCTCTTAAAGAAATCTTTCATATATAAGACCTCCTAGTTGATTATGCTCCAAATACTTCAGTCCACATTGTATTTAATTCAGTATCAGTCATTACTACTAATTTAGCATTGATAGCTGAAGTTACTTGTGCTGCAGTTTGATATCCTGAATCATTTGTCAATGATGATACTTTTGTTGGGACATCTGTCTTTTTAGCATAAGAGCTTAGATCCATTTCTCTTGAACCTAATTTTTCAAATTTAGAATTGATATAGATGTATTCATCATAGATATTATTACCAGAATCACTATTAGCAACTAAATAGATAATACCTTTTTTACCAGTTGAAGGTAATGATTTGACAACTGAGTAATCGATTTGAGTTACTCCTGATACTGCAGATGCGATTTCTTTTGTTACATCAGCTGATTTAGCATAAGCAGATAAATCTACATTTACAGCTTTCGATGAATCAGGAGTTAAAGCTGTACCATTTACTTTTACACTTTCAATTTTGTTTGCTTGAGCACCAGTAGCAACACCGTTTAATTTTGCTTTATCAGCATTTGTATAGTCATTTGTAGATAGACCTTTTCCAGATTCTTGCGCTACAAATTTTCCTTCGCCCCATGCTTTAATTTTTCCTAGGGCTGTTTTTAAAATTGAATCAGTTACAAAACTCATAATATGTCTCTCTTTCTATTTATTTTTTTTATTCAAATACTTCTTTCCATATATTGTCTAATTCATCATCAGACATTTCAGTGGCTGTTCCCTGCATATCTTTCCATGCAAAGTCATAATCGATATTGCTTGCTTTTTGCAATACTTGGTCTTTATTACCACCTGCAGGAAGAGTCGCAAGTTCTTTTTGTTGTAATTCTTGTTTTAAATTAATTAATTGTTCATACAGTAACTTCATGTTTGGATCCATTGGTTGTTGTTCCTTATCATCCTGATCATATTCGACATCTTCGATTTTCAATCTAAATGGTTCAAATGTCTTAGTAGAATTATCATCATTATTTCTGCCAATCAATGTACAGGTTAATACCCCTGCTGTTTGAGTAAGATTTTCTCCAATGATAAACAGATTTTGAAGTAATGGTATTTCAGTTACTTCATCGTCCATATCTACTTTCAAGTAGAAGTTCCAGCCATCAATGAATAGATTTTTGTTGGTGAATTTGACAGCTGTATTGTTGCTATCATACTTTCTTCCAGCATAGAAGATATTTCTAGTACATGAATGTGATTGATTTTCATTCAGATAGATTTCAATAATTCTCATATGTTAATCCTTGTAAAAGATTGCATCACTAAATGAATTGACTGTCCTAGCAATTCTATCGACGCCTGAAATATTGATTCCATTCAAATGAACTCTGAACAATTCAATTTGACGTAAAGCACCACTGTTTTCAAGATCATCTTTTGTTAATGACGGAACTGTTTCTTGTTCTCCAGGTGTACCTTGGATGACAACAATATCGTGTGATTCTCCGTTCTCGTCAATTTTAAATTGAGCAACGATACAATCGCAACGTTTCATGTTTTGAGTACCATTTTCAATTGGCACATCGCAATACATTCCTGGTTTGATTCTAAGAAAATGTCCTTGGTTGATCAGCAATCCATCAGCAATCCTTACTTTGTTGTTGCTGACAATAGAAGCTTCCATTTGATTGCCTTTTGTAAAAATACCATCAACTGAATATAGAGCATCGAACAAATATGCATCGATACTTGCAGATACTTCTTTTCCTGTTAATGTAATTGCCTCAACTGCATCACTTGAACTTGCCATCTAATCACCTACCTTGTAATCAATGTCGCAGTCTGTATAGTCTTTTTCAAACGTACATTTGACTATCTTTTGAACAATAGGCTTTTGCATAGAAATACCTGTTATGTATTCTTTTGCTCCTACAATGTCTCCAATTTCAGGAGATAAATTATCAAATGTAATTTCTAAAGAGTTATCAGTCTGTGCTTCTTTTAATTTTGTTTTGGTTCCATCTATCAGTTCTTGAACGCTTTCAACATTTGAATAGTCATACGTCATTGTATTCAGTTCACTCGGAATCATAGAGTCATCATCAATTTCACTCAATTCTAAATATTGATCATTGATTTTAAAGACATGAACAACCTGCCTTTCTTGCAAATCGCCTTTGCCTAATCCAATACAATGATTACATTGATTTATATCTTTTTTAGCGATAATCTGCAGATTGTAATCATTGTCGAATTGGAGTTTTTCGGAATAATTGATAATCGGTTCGACTGAAAGTTCAATCTGCCCGTTTTTATTCCAAATAAGTTTAAGTTTGGCATTTGCATCATCTAGCATTGTTTCAAATGCCTGTAGTGTGTTGTAATAACGCGCTTGATAATTAATGGTTATTCCACTATCTTTTTGTGAAACAACAAAAAAATCAGCCAGTTTCTTTTTTAAACTTACTGATTTAGATTTATTTTCAATATAATTGAAAAAATCAGTTGATGAATTGATATATTCTCGAATGCATTCGTTTGCTTCACCTATGAATTCATAGTATTCATCAGTTCTTTTTTTAGGCTGAATAATATCATTTGCTAGCAATTTTCTTGGGCATATGCCACCTATTTTCACTTCTTCAGCTTCAGTATCTATTTCGATACTTTTTACTATCCCACCAAATTCGGTACCGACACAATAGAATCTGCTGTCATATGTTAGCTTGCGGTCCCAGCTGTCCGTTGAAACAGTTATTTCAAAGTCATTTTTGGCTTTGTCATATGTTCCAATTTCCAAGTCCAGGCTGCAGTTTAACAATGGTCCTTGTTCGATTCCGTTAGGATCCGTGTAGATGAACTCCATCATCATTCATCACTCTCCCATTTTGGTTCGCTTCTTGCATCGTAGACAACGATATCAAACGAAAAGGAGTTGTTCCAAACGACAATATTTGTACCAGGTGGGATGGGAACATACAATCTGTTGTCTTTGTTCCTGTCGTTGAAAACATTTATTTCTTCACCATGTGCCGTAATTTTTACAGCTTTCTTTTTCATGGTGTCGATTTCAAGTCTTTCATTTGCTTCAAGCGTCGTATTGATTTGATAAAGGTTGTCTCCTATTTTAATGGCTGGGTCTTGTGCTGGACCGTAGATTCTTAACAGAGCATCATTTTCAACGACTCCATTATTTCTGACTGTCATTTGTCCTTCGCTCGCACCATAGACATAAGGATATTTATAGGAATACTTCTTTGTTCCAGCTTTTCTTCTTTCACCACTGCTGTAAAAATGGTAGGTATCTTCCTTGATCCATTTAGTTGAATCAGTTACCAGAGTTAAATCTACCTTTGCGTATGGAAGAATATATGACTTCATGTCTTTTTGGTTTTTAAAGATATTGCACTCTATATAGTAGTCATTATAGAAGAGTTTTCCTTTGACATTGCTTACATTATCTACATCAAATATCTCAACGAGTCTATTTAGAGCACTGTAGAAGTCTTTTTGATTTTGGCTAAAGATATCTACACTAACCTTTTTCGTTTCGACATCACGATAAAAGCGTGTGACCCTTCTATTTTCAGTTTCATATGACCACTCAAAGTTAAAAAAGTCAGTTTCTTCAATATGATAAGGAGCACTTAACAAATCTATTTGCTCATTGTTTGAATTGACATAATATACTTTCATAAATGCTCCTTTCTAAATAATTCTGGCAAATTCACGCTTGTCTACTTTGAAAGACATTCCACTGTTTTTAATTGCTTTAGCAGTTGAATTTCCCATCTTATCATAATCAATTTTTAATTCATTTGTGACATTGCTTTCAAATGCTGTTTGTCTTGCGATATCAAGATTTGTTTTCAGTTCAATATCATCCAAATTGAAGTTCATGATACCATTCAAGTCACTTGTCATTTTTTCAAGTTCTTTGTTCATAGATTTTTGAGCTTTTGGCATGGCCACTTCAAAACCTACTGCAATACCTGGTGGTAAGAATTTACCAATGGCATCTCTCATTACTCTTGATGGCGAATTAATTCCAAGTGCACCTTTGAAGCCGTCTATAGCACCTTTTGCAAAATCTCCAATTTTTCCAAGCAACCAGTCTTTTGCATTCTTGATACCGTTCCAGATACCTTCCACGATATTTTTACCAATATCAGCCATTTTTCCTGGTAATCCTGAAAGAGTATTGACAATTCCATCCCATAGTGATTTGGCTGCTTCAATTCCTTTTGAACCCATCTTGACAACGAATTCAGCAACCTTTCCAACAGCATTTGACAATATGCTCCAAATTTGGCCAGGTAATCCTGTAACAAAACTGATGATGCTTGATACAAAGTTTGAGCCTGCTTCATATCCTTTGGAAATCAAATTCAAAGCAAACTCAGCTACTTTTCCTATGATATCAGTTATGTATGTCCAAAATTGACCAGGTAATTGAGCAATCCAAGAAATGAACGACTGTACAAAGTTTGGAATGTCAGTCGTAACAAATTCAATGAATTTAATTCCTAAATTAACGATAAAACCAATTATCGAACCAATCGCATAGCCAATGTTGTATGGCAACTGATTGAAAAATTCGATTGCTGAGCTAATAAATCCTGTTAATATTTCAATGAAACTGTCAAATGCTTGCGGTATCGTTTCAGTAAAAAATGATGCAATTGATTCTCCAAGCCCAGAAAAAAATTCAACAATCGTTTGACCGATATTGCTGAAAGTCTCTACAAGCGTGTCAATTGCACCTGGTATCGATTCAGTAAAGAATGAGACGATTGTATCTATCACAGGCCCGCATGTTGATGTTATAGAATTCCATAGATTTATCCAGAACGACCTGAAACCATCGCTTGTATTCCATAAATAAATGAATCCAGCTACCAAGGCAGCAATAGCTGCTACAATTAGGCCGATTGTATTCGACGTCATTTCGCCATTTAATAGTTTCTGCGCTAATGCTAATCCCTTAGTTACTCCTTCGGTGAGAAGAACTATTCCTTTGTAAGTAGCAAGTGCTGTTGCTACGGTAAGAATAACAGCTGATAATGGTGTAAAGTTATCAAGTGCAACTCCTGCTATATCGTAGAACAAATCACCTAAAGGCTGTAACTGATCTTTGACCTTTCTAACTTTTGATTCCAATTCTTGCATTGGAGTCGTTGTTTCATCAGAAAAAGCTTGTCCTTTTCCTTTTACATCATCAAATGTAGTACCAACACTATTCAACGCTTTTGCAAATGTAAGGTTAGCATCTTCTCCCATCGTTCCGAAAGCAGTAGCTGACATTGTCAACGCTTTTTGTTGATCATCACATTTAGTAATGTCACTTACGATACTGTCGATAACATCCTTTTGAGTGGCTTTTCCATCCTGCCATGCTTTGAATGTCTTTTGTGTTTCGTTTGAAAATGAACCTAGAGCACCCTCAATAGTTCCATCAGCTAAACGAGTAGTGACTTCATTGATTGCATCATTGACCTTATCAAGGTTGTATGCGCCACTTTCTGAACCGTTCTTTAGTAATTGAAAATATTCACTTGCTGAATATCCTGCCTGAGAGAACTTTCCAGAATATTCTGAAATGTTGTCTCCTAATTCATCTGTCCAATCAAGTCCTTCTTGAGTTCCTGCGACAATATAGTCCATTGCTTCTTGTGCAGTTAACCCAAAGTTTTTCATCAATCCTTTGACACCACGCAATGTTTCATTCATATCTACATCAAATGTATCCTCAAGGATGATTGCTTGTTGTGTGATGGAATTAAGGGTTCCATCATCCATCTCTCCTAGGTTACGTTTGATGCGAACAACAGCTTCAGCGACTCGGTCCATACTTTCACCAAGCCCAGCCTCATAAACATCCTTAATGACCTGTGCGGTCTGTCTCGCTTGGTCATCTGTTTCTCCTAGAGCACCTTTGACACGTGCAACTGAATCTTCAAAATCAGCATAGACTTCTTTTCCAATTTCAGTTCCTTGTTTAATTGCTTCTCCTATGGCTAGATATCCTGCAATCTTAGCACCGAATGATTTGATTTTATCTTCCATTTCTTGAAGCTTTTTCTCAAAATCATCAGAGTCAGGGGGCTCAATAGGTTTTGGTTTGTTTTTTTTGTTTAAGAAATCATCTATCTTTTTCTTTACATTGTCTATTTTAGATGTTGCTTTATCTTCAACATCAACTTTACCATCAACATCTATAGCTTTTTCAACTGCAGATGCTTCTGATTTTACTGTCTGGGCACTCTTTTCAAAATTGGAAGTGTCCATTTTTGCACTAACTTCAACTTTTGCGTTGTCAGTAGCTTCTTTTGAAAAACTTTCAACCTCATTTGATGCTTCATCAAGTTTCTTTTCCAGTTTCTTAGTATCAGCATCAACATTAGGCTTTGCTTCTTTTTGTGATACATCTTTAGCAAATTTATCTACTTTTTTGTCAGCTGTATTGAGTTTCTTATCAACACTTTTATCATTGATTTCTAAATCAATAACAACTTTACCATCTGCCATCATACCACCTGCCTTTAATTTATTCTTTTGGAATTCCTAATGATTCAAACAATTCCGCTTCGATTTCTTCCTGAGTTCTTTGGAATGGGTCTCCCTGTTCTTGAATAGCATAATAATCTTGAAGTTCTTTCATTCTTGCACGTTCCTTCTTGTCCTTGATTTTCGATAGATCCGCAGTTCTATATCCAACGACCTGAACGAACTTGGTATCATCATTCAAACCATTCAGCAATGCCTTGAATTCCCACCAGTGCATATTGGTTCTCAAAAGATTTATGCCATACTGCTGCATGAACGCAGCGAAGATAAGGTCCATATCATAATCAAAAAGAAACCCAACTTTTTTATTAGGTTTCTTCTCAGGTTTATCCGGTTTATTACATTTGTAGAAATCAAGAATTCCTTTCAGCAATTCCAATGAATCAACATTTTCTATGTACAATTCATAGTTTGGAATCACCAAATCAAACAGCATAGGAATTTTATAATTTTCATCAATATACTTGTCAGAAACGATACAAGAGAATTGAATCCACGTTCTAAAATCAGTTCTTATTTCTATTTCTTGATTTTCTATTCTTATTGTTTTTTGAAGATCTCTTTTGTCTAGAATTAACATAATCTTTTAACCCGTATTTGTTTTTTGTGTAATCCATTTGCTTTTGAAGGTTTCCAAATTCCTTTGTAAGTGAGTTTAAACTGTCAAGCTCATTTTTGATTCTGTCTTGCTTTTCTTTTTGGCGTTCAGTCGTAGCGTGTTCATCAAACTTGGCTTGAATTTCTTCCGCAAGAGCTAGGATTACATAGTAAGGCTTTAAATCATCTTTATCAAAAAGATAATCGTATGATCCTTTTCCTAGCAATTCATCAATGACGACTTGACAGTCTTCAATAAAGGTATCGTCAATTGTACGATTGCCTCTGTATTTTTTGATGAACTTGTCAATCAGCAAATGATTATCGATATTGTCAGCATCGATACTGAAAATACGATCTTTAATTTTTACATCGAATAAATTTTCTTGAATCTTGATTTCTAACATAGTAACAATCCCTTTCTTATTTGATTTCTATTTGCTTCCTGGTGTTGATGACGCACCTGATTGAGGTGAAGCAGCTGTAAATTTACCAGTTGTGTAGTCATATTCACCTGCAGTAAATTCACCAGTAGCCACATTGTATTGGCCATGTTCGGAAGCACCTTTTTGAGCAAAAGTTCCTTCCAATGCAATTTTCCCTCCACCTTCGCCAGAACCAGGATTAGATGGTTGAATTTCATATTGTCTGTGATGTGCTGCAAAACATCCAGTTGAACCTTCAACAGGTGCCCATGTTTCGATTTCATATTCATCAAACATGGAACCAATGACTTCTTTTTTACCGACTTCATAGATATGTCTTACAAATTCATTATTAGGAATCAATTCTCCTGAATAAGAAACTGATGGTGTATATGCCATCATATTTGAGTGAGAAGTCTTTTCATTAATGTATTGTCCGTCATCGGTTGAAGGATCTACAGCTTGAGTCCAATCAGTTAAACCAGTACCAGCCAATACAGGTTTTGATACACCATCGAATTTGACGTAGTGTAGGTTTTCATGACGGTTTACTACAGTATTTCTTAATGTTTGTGCCATTATTCAAAAGCTCCTTTCTTGTAGTAAGTTAATTGATAAAGTGCTGAAAAATTAGCGATGCCATTGTCATAGGTTTCAACACCAGGATTGGCAATCATTTCTAATTTCTGTGGAACTATATCTTCAGGAAAAACAATGTTTTCAAATTTATTCATTGTTTCCATTTCAAATTGGTTTGCTAAATCATCTAGAACATCCGTAATTTTCTTGACACTCTTTTCAGTTTTAGCACCTGATTGAAAGTTAATATAAAAAGGCAATACAGCAGTATAGCCTCCTATAATGTTTTCATTTATTTTTTCAGCACGATTAGATATTCTTTGAACCATGATTTGGTCATCCTTGCTGGAAGTAAAGAAATCTAATTTCCACATATTTTTTTGTATATTTTGAATATCCAACTTCTTGCAAAAGTCATAGATACAATCCAATACCCTGTTGTATTCTTCATATGTCAGTTTTTTATTTGATTTATTTTCCATTTCTAAACACGTCCTCTACACTTTTGATCCATTTCTTGATGTTTGCTTTCTTTGATTTTTCAAACCATTTGGCCGTTGCCTTTGGATGACGTGACTTGTCAAAGTTCATCCCTGTACCTTTATACACATGTTGCGCATAATCAGTATCGTAAATGACTTGTTTTTTCTCTTTGGCATTATCTCCAATATCAGGCGTTTCTCTCAAATGCGTATGATGTAGATTGGAAAAAGGAACGTAAGGATCAGTATCTCTTATTACAGAATTTTTAAGAGTCTGATAGGCTTTTTCCTTAGTTCCTTCTAAATCCTTCTTTACTTGAGAAAAGTCAACATCAACAGAAATCTTCAAGAAGCATACACCTCAATGAACTGAATATCTTTTGTTCCTGGAGGGCGATAACAGGCATATTTATTGATTGAATAGACATTGGTTGTCTTTTTCAATTCATCATAATCCGTTTCTTTTACCACATCCAAGACAAAATAATCTTCATTTCCAATCGTAAAAGTATTCTTTTTTGACTTGTAACTGTGTTGATCAACAAATGTCAAATCACCGCAGTCACTCAAATCAATCGTTAAAAGAACACTGTCCGCATCAGAAATACCCTTGTTTGATTGTGTAATGCCATAGTTTTCATCAAATCCAACATTTTCAAGAACGTATGGAATAAAAGTATCTTCATCAACTTTATGAATCAAAGTAACAGTAAAAGGCCTTAAAATACGAGGAGAGCTAATCATATCGTTTGGCCACCCTGCACATAAGACCTTTTCTTCTCAATTCACTTTTAATCATATAAGCTGAAACGGATGAAAAAGGAACACCATTGAATTTGTTGCCCCTATCGCCATAGCTATAATTAAATCCGTCTTTCGATACACTTTGTAAATCTAAATCGCTTGTGCCATTTAGAGCGTTCAAACCACCATTTGCTTGAAGATAATCGATTTGATAGCATACTGCTCGTTTAAGCTCCAAACAGTAATAATCGATATTTTTCTCTAATGCCCATGGTGCAATGAATTGTTCAGCGTAACCCTTGACTAAATCAATTACAGGTTCAACAAGGTCCTCAAATTCAGGCTGACATATTTTTCCTTTGAATGTATCTACGTAATATTCATAAGAAACCTTCATACTATTCTTCTGCTGTATCTTTCTTAGTTTTAGATGCTTTTGCTGGAGTTTTAGCATTTGCTTCTAATTCTTCGACTTTTGTTGTCAATTCAGCATTTTGTGCTTCTAATTCCACGATTCTTGCATCTTTTTCTTTTACTTGTGCTTTTAAAGATGAATATTCTCTTTTAAAATCCGCTAAAGAAACTGGGTCACCCTTTTTAATGACTTCACCAGAATCTTCGTCAATGTGATCATAACCACGAGCAATGTAGTCATCAACTTTGTGCGGTTCAATTGTAAGGATTCTATTTCCTTTTCTTACTTGTGACATAGATCATCCTCCTCTTTTTTTATTTTTCAACAGCAAATTGAATAGCTTTTACTTTTCTTGCTAAAACAAATACATCTTCATGAGATTCTTCATAATAGACCCATTTTCCTTCGGACATTGCAGATGGTTCATCTAATTTAGCAAATTCATAATTAACAGGTGTAATGACTGCTAATGGATGAATTAAGCACATTCTAATTTGTTTTGCTGATGCACCAGCTTTAAATCCTTGTGTAAAGTCATAAACAGTTTTCATGTATTTTGATGGAACAGGTACGATTTTTACTAAGTCTAAGTTAGCAATAGTTCTGTTTAATTTATTTTCTGCATCACCAATAATAACTGTTCTAGCAATTTCTTTTGCTCTTTTTAATTTTGCATTTTCAGTTGGTGTAATATATAAGATTCTACCTGTTGGAGGCGTACCGTCTTCATCCATTTCAAGCATCATTTTATCGAATACTTCTAGGATGTTATCCACAGTAATATCATCATTAATTGGTGTTTGGCTTAATTGTTGATATTCAGCGTAGATTTTTGAAATACAATATACATCCATTTCAGGAAATTTTTGTTCTTGGTTGAATACTTCAGTGATGTTACCAATTGAAGCAACCATATTTGTTTGGTCGATATCTTTTGGATGTACCAATGTAGACCATTTTCTTTCATTTTGTAAAGTTAATGGAGTCCATTTATTGTTGTAGTTTCTAGATGCAGTGGCAATTGTATCTCTGTTAGAATCTACACGTCCTGTTGTTTCTAATGTTGGGATTTCAATTGTTCTTGCATTGACCCATCTATATTTTTGGTTATTTGGAGTATTGAATAAATCTCCGAAATAAAGCGCATAAGGCCAAGCTTGTTCTAACGCTTGTTGATATGCATGTGCATAGTTTACTGCTGTCATATTTAATTTCCTCCTGATCTGTTATTCTTTTGGCATTGCTCTGACACCTGCAAAATGGAAACCAAATGCATTCGCATTGTTTTCTCCTCCAGGTGCTCCTTTAGAAGCAGTACCTTTTGTAAATGTTGGTAATGAAGGTTCATCTTTTGATTTTTCAGCAACGAATGCTCCTGCATCCGATTCTTTTAAACCATTGATATATTCATCCGCTCCAATGAATTTGCCGTCTTTCAATTCAAAGTTTTGTTCCTTGAATTGAGAAATGATTCCACGTTTGGCACTTTCAGAAGTAAAGTTCATTCCTGCAAAGTATGAATTGGTAGCAAAGTCTCTTTCTTGTTGAGTCAATTTATTGTTCAACTCTGCAGTTTCATCTTTATATTTCTTTTCCCATTCAGCAGCGGAATTCTTGATACCTTCAATATCCATATCCTTGTATGATTTGATTTGCTTATTCGCATCATTCAAGGAGTTTTGAGCTGATTCATATTTTGTGTTCAATGTTTCTAGCTCTTTTGTTTTTGATTCGACTTCTTTGCGGTATTTTTCAATGTCATTACCGTTTTCAGTCATGATTTGATTAACTTGTTCATCTGTTAATCCTAATTTTTTTAAAAATTCTCTTTTCATAAGATCCTTTCATTCACTACGCTTTAGTACGCTGGTCGCATCAGCCTGTGCGGTTGCAGTTTTACGAGTTGCCCACCTCAAAATTTTTGTTTTATTCATGTCTTGCTATGTTGTTTTTAGTTTTTGGGTACAAAAAAAGAAAATATCAGCTTCTATTGCCGTATTTCCTTTTATTTCTCTCTAGTGCTTTTGTTTTTGGTTTAGGTGGCGGTACATAGCAATCGTATTTTTCGTGACGAACACGACCGCAAATCATACACATATACTGTATCTTCTTAACAATAACGTGTCTTTTCTTATCAAAATATTGAATAGTATGATATTCAAATTCTTGATGATGATGTGATCTTAATCCTTCAGCCATTGAAAAACACCTCCTTTCTCTAAAATTGCGTATAGAAAAAGCGAGTCTTTTGAACTCACTTTATATTCATATTTAATTTTTAATCTAATACCATTGATAATTGACTATTGTATTCTTTGATTTTCAAGCTTGTATTGACTTCAGGAGACCATGATTCCAAATAATTTTTAGCATTTTCATAATCGGTCTTTAGGGTATCTCGATATGAGCCTAATTTGAAATAGTTCTTGTAATCTCTCCAGATGTTACTGAAAATCTTTCTGCTCATTAGTTGATAAGCTCTTGAATCAATACCGCCTAGTGCACTGATTACAGTTGTTTTAGCAATTCTTTCAAGCGTATATTGTTGTGAACTGTCAATCGTTGTTGATTTTTCTAAATCAGATACCTTTTCTTCTAGAACATCAACTCTTTGAGCTGTTTGCTCATGTGCTTTAATTGTCAACATAAGTAATTCTCTTGGGTCAGTTGGCACTTTAGCATATGAACCAGTCTTTCTCAACGTTGGAAGAACTTCACTCGTTACCCAATGTTTGAATTTCTTAGCGTTTGGAAGTTTGCTACCAAAAATTAATGAGTAAACTCCGCTTTCATTAATAAATGTTAAACCTCTATTTGGAATTGCTTGTACAAAATTAATAGGAAATACATCTTTAGGCAGATGATTTTCAATGGTCGCCAAATCCGACCTTTGAATTAATCGCTTGTCATCAGAATCAACATGATTTTTTAACGCATCTTTTGTATTTTTAAATCCAAGTGCACTAGCAACATCTTTACCAACAAGCCAAGGTTCATTGTCAATCACTAAACAACTAACACTTCCAAATTCTTCATTGTTAAATATTTGTAGTTCTTCCATATTGACAATCTCCTTTTTTAATTGTTTCTTGAATGTTTCTTGTTAAAGCATTACACTTTGAAACATTTGATCTAATAGTTTCTTCTACCATGTCAATTTGGTCTTCAATTAACATCATGACATTTGAAACATCATATTTAATATCATTTCCGTTTTCACATGCATCACATGTAACAATGACCATAGAATTAATTCTTTCTAAGTCAGTTAATTTGTTTTCAATTTCCAATAACATGTTCAAAATAAGCTTTTTTAATTTTTTCAATTGTTGAAGAATCAACATGAACACCATTACTAAATGTATATACTGTATTCATTCTATTCTTCCCCCTACTCCTCTACATGTTTAATTGAGTATCTAACACAACATTCATATTCGATACAGCATCCTCGATACTTTTCCCAATCCTTGCAGAAATAAGCAATGTCAGCTTGACCTAAAAGCTTGATGGATTCTCCTAGACACCAAAGAGGCGTTTTTGGTTCACCATCAAAGAATGAATCAATCACTTCAATTTCTTTATCAGGAAATAATTCTTTTACATTGTGCAAAACTCTTTCTCTTTCATCTAAGATTTCTTTATCCGTTTTATCTGCCATTGGCTGTGATATAAATAATTTCATTTATGCATCCTCCTATTCAAAAAATTCCCAATCATCCGCTAACATATCTGTTTGTGATGGTGCCCAAGGTACAATATTTTTCTTTGCATCTGGATTATCAGTTTGTAAATTAGATGAATCTATACAAACAAAAGGATTTGTTGTTGCATCTGTTTCACATAAATGGATAAAAATTCCTTTACCGTTCCAACCTTTTCTAGCAAGTTTCATCCCTCTTTTTAGATATTTGATTGCTTCATCAAAACCAAAAGTAGCTTCTCCACCTAATTCTGGGCAGTTTTCTTCATCAGCAAGAACCCATCCATCATCAAGAATATTAGATAATGTATAAATAACTCTTTCGGTTTCTCTAATATCCATTTCTTTTCCTTCTTTGGTATGCATGATTACTGTTTTCTTTTCATCATCCCAATACCAATAACCACCCCAACTTGGAAGCTTAATTTTTTCTCCGTTATACATAAGTTTTAACGCTCTTTTAAATTTCATATTTTTATTCTCCTAACTTGATACATTTATTTTCAATTTTCTTATAAGCATCTAAATAAAATTCTTTCTTATCTCCATTATACGTGCACTCATAAAACATAGCTCCTTTATTTGATGCACTTAAAAGAGCTTTATGATTTTGTAATGTCTTACATTGCCATACAACAAAAACTACAAAATCTTCTTTGTTATCCATGTGTTGCTCATTGTGCTTTCTAACTTCTTCTTTACAAATTTCAATAAATTCATCTGAACCCATTTTTTTTCTCCTTTTTTACTAAAAAATTTCTAAAATAAAAGCAATCATCATAATTAAACCGAAAATAAAAAGTGGGATAAGAATTTTCCATAACCCACAAATAAATAGATCAATAAGCTTTAAAGCAATTAAAAGAATGAACAATACTTTGATTACAGTTTTCATATGTTTCTCCTTAAATTTGAGCAAAATAAAAACCGACTATTTTTTGTCGGCTCTATTTCCAAAAAGTTTTTTTCTTGATTTTTCCATTTCTGCTTCTAATTCCTCCATGGTGTAATCATCAAATTCATGTATATCATCTGCATCATATTCAGTCCATTCATAGTTTCCGTTTCTAATTCTTTCAGCAATTTCTTCCTCCGTAACAGGAACGACTGTTACTTTGATTTCTTCATCATCACTTTTTTTTAATTCTTTTTCTTCCATAATCCCATCCCGCTTCCTCTGAAATTTGCTTTAAAGTTAAGTGTCTAATATCGTTTTCACTCGCATCAGGATATTGATTTGCTATCCAATTACGCTTTTTTTTGAAATATGTTCTTAACTCTTGGCGTGCATCTTCAGTTGATAAATCAATTCTAGCACCTTTTGGGATTGAAAAAAAGTAGGTTTCCCCGTCACTGTTGATAACCAGCATTTCGCCAATCGATTTGCTATTGTTACAAGTAATAATATCTCCGACAGATGGTGGTGTTTTTTTAGGGTGATTGTGTACCAATGTAAGACTATTTTCAGGTGATTTTGACAGAATTCTAAACATTTCATCACTAGGATCAACATGAGATTTATTGCTGGAAGTTGATATATCTCCAATTTGTGCCCCTGTTTTTTTGTTTGAAATAGCTATATATTCATATCCATTTTTTAAAGATAAGTTATCTATTTCTGCAAATGTTTTAATAATGTTTTCTTCTTTTTCTTTTGAATAATCAAAGATTTTAGGAGCACCGTCGTATTCAGCACTGTTGATTTTTTTTCGTATCTTACCGTTTGAATCTTCACCAAAAAATGGGCGTTTAATGACTTTTTCTCTTGGATACGCTTTTTTAAGAACGTTATCAATACCATGTTCTTTCTTGAATTGAATGTTGCTTTCTTTAATGAATTGAGAACGTTTATCTTGCCATTCTCTAATCTTTTTAGCTTCTTTGGTGGAATCTACACCACATTCATCAAGAATATTCTTTCTTTTCTTCCAAGAACGAATCTGACGCTCATAATATCTTTGCTTTTGTTCCAGTTCGTATTGATCATCATTCCTGTTCTTGTCAAATTCTTCAGTATCAACCAGATTGTTCTTATACTCATAATCAGTAACCTCATAAAAAGAATGCCTGCAGTTTGCTCCTCCTAGACCATCAACACGGCCATATCCCGTTGCCTTTTTAAAGTTCTGTAGACCTTTTACAGGAGTATGAAGATAAAACAACTTGCCTTGCCATTCCTGATGGGATGGTCGAGCACCGCCATGACTTGAAGTCTTTACAATGTTGATGCCCAATTCTTTGCAGTTATCCATTTTAAACTTCAAAGACGTTTGATTGACACCACTTGTAACTGCTCTTTTAACTGCAGCATCCATTGAAGTTGTATGATCAGTATAACCAACTACTTCGATACCTTTTTGAGAAAGTTTTCTGATTGATGATTCAATAGCTTTATCAGCATTGTTTCCTGCAACGATTTTAGAGTATGCTTCATCACACGCCTTTATAAACTGCTTGTTGGTGCACTTTCTTGAAATGTTGCAAAGGTTTTTGATTTCACCTTGAGTATCCTTGATACCTTTGTTCAAATTCTTGTTTGACCTGTTCAACATGTCTTTTTTAGAAGTTTGAGCATCAGTATCTTTCAATCTCGAAAAAATATTGCTGACTGTCATTGCTATTCCATTCTTGATAGCCGATTTTACTTTGTTTTGAGACGATTTCTTTACCTTTTGAAATTCAGTACCCGAATATTCAAAAAACTCTCTACAGGCTTTATTTTTCCATTTTGGATACTCTTCTTCGATATCTTCTAAAGATGAAAGATTTCTTAAACGCAAACCCATCCAAATTAAAAGAAGAGTTTCCAATGTGCTGAAGTCATTTGAGACATCATCACCCGACTCTTCTAAAAATTTATCAGTTAACATTTACATCCTCTTCTGCATCGTCATCTTCATCATCGTATTCAATGCCTTCATCAGAATTTTCAGCAACTTCTCTTTTTGCTTCTTCTTCACTCATACCTTGCCATTTGACTTTGTACTTCCATTCAGGCATCAAACCAGCATTGACTTCTTGAAGATCAATATTTCTCTGTTTTTCAGTATCGGTCAAGATACTGTCTCCCCAATCAGTTTCAACAACACATTCCATAGACTTTGATTTGCCCATTCCGATAGCATAAACATTCATTGCATATGCTACATCCTCAAGTACAGTATTCAAATTATCTTGAATTGCTGAAACGGTATCATACTTTCTTTGTTTGGATGACTTGATTTCTTCTGCAGTTTTATCGACTTGTTGTGGATCGCTTAAATCCCCATACGATAAACCACATTCGAACTCAATTCTCTTTAAAATATCATTAAATCCTGCAGCATAATTGGCATCTCTTAATTGTGGTGCGTGTACTTTGATTAAATCATTGATGTTAGTTGTTTGCCCTGAAGGATTATCAATATCATATGTTCTGTACAATCTCTTCTTTCCTTCAGGAAGTTTTGGCTCATGAGTGTGTGAATCAATTTCAAATGCGTCACCAGAAGCCTCAACAGCCATTTCACCAGCGATAAATTCCCAAATGTATCTGCTGTATTGTTCTTCTGCATCTTTAATCAAATTAATTGCTTTGACATAGCAAGGAACCCCAAGAGGAGACATCTTATCAATCGTATTGATGACAGGTGTTTTGAAGTAAGAAAAAAGCGGTCTGTCAACGCCACCAATCTCAAAATGTTCCTCTAAATCTTTCCACTCTGGAATAGTATCCAATGGAATTTGATTGCCAAAATCAGTATAAAAGCTATAGTTTCCTTGAGAATAATCTCTTTTCATAAAAGCATAGTTTTCAAATGTATTTACTCCATTTTCATACTTTTGATATTCTAATCGAGTATATACGTTTTTGCCTTTGAAAATTTGTTCTACAAAAATACCTGCAGTAATTTTCTTTCTTCCGTTAAATGTAACAGGAAAGAACTTATCAGCATGTACAACATCAACAAATATTTGATTGTCACTTACATATGGTTTGAAAACAACACCACCTTCACCTAAAGCCCATTGAAGATTTTCATTCATATCTTTGATGAATTCTTGATATTCCTGATTGACAAAATCATTTGATATGACTTTTGATATCAATTCTCTTGTTGAAGTTTTAGAAAGTTCCTCACTGATCCCTTGTGCCAATACTAATGATTTGACACCTTTTTCTTTACTTAGCCAAGGCTGCTTGTTTTCTAAAATCTTATTCCATAGCTCAATTGAATTTACCATGTCATTTGACATTGCAATATCGATATCGAAAAATTTATTTATATCTTTTGTTGCAAACATTCTATTCTTAATCCTTTCTAGAAATCTTTTTATCGCTGTAAACACTAATCATCCTCACCACCTTCATTCTTCTCTACATCAGGAAGATATCTTTTAATATATTTCCAGATGCCCATGATGTAATATCTCAATGCATCCATGCAGTGATCATCATCTTTTACCGGTTTTTCAATGCCACTTTCAATGCTTTTTTTATCATAGCTGTAAATAACGATTTCATTCAAAAGCATTTCCTGACGTGTACTGAACAGTACTTTTTGAAATGCTATTGCTTTTTGGACTCTTGAAATCCCTAATTTGACATCATTTTGAGCACCTCTTATTTTGATGAATGGACAAGCTCTTTTGATTTCTTCAGCAAGTCCTCTTGCACTAGGGTCAATATAAAGACTTTGCGGATATTGGCCATATTCTTCCTTGATTTTTTCACACATCTTCTTGAACTTAAATGCATACTCACTAGGTGTCAGCTGTTTACCACTTTCACGCCCTGAATGATAAAATTCATCAAGTCCAAAAACAGTTTTCAACGTGGGATTGAGTCCCCAAAACTCAAATACTGTCGCATTCATTTGGCCATAATCACAAGATGCATCAATCCTTGTAATTCCGTTTATTTCATCATTTGTAAGATTTCTATCCAAAATATGTTTATCTTTATCAAACATGTAATAAATAATTTCATCCAATCCAATTGATATTCCTAGCCAAATCCAGTTGTACATTCTTTCATCAACTTTTTTCATTTCCATTGCTGATTGAATAAGTTTCTTTCCTAACCACTTAGCAGGAACATCTCTATAATCAACATGGATATGAATGCAGTCACTACGTTTTTCCATCTTTTTGACCCATTTAAAAATAGGTGCGTTAGGATTTTTAGGCGGGTTGAAATAATATTCCATGCAGAATTCATCATCATTACCGCGTACGAATGTTGCTTCTATGTTGGATATTTCATCTTCTCCTTGGCCACGTTCAAAAAACTCAGTAAGTTCATCTAAAATAACAAGCTTGATAGGTTTTTCTTCATCAATGATCCCTTTTGTATCATCAACAGAATCGTTTCCTGTAAAATAAACCGAATTGCCATTTTTAAGATATGTAATCTTCATCGGATTCTTTGTTATCTTGAACTGTTTTTTCTTCAGACCTAGACGTTTGATTGCTCGTTTGAATTCATTGTAGACAGTCTTAGAAAGTTTATTGTGGAACTTTCGCATGACAATCACGGAGCATTCATCTTCACTTACAATCTTATAAATACCATGAATAGCAGCATAACTTGATTTTGTTCCAGCACGACCACTGTCCATAATTTTATGAACATGTGAAATATCGTTGAAACATGTCAAAAATTTTGGAATGACAATATCTGAAATACGAACCTGTTTTTTCCTAAATTGGTGCATCATTTATAATTTCAACTCCATCATCTTCCTGATCATTCGTATTCAATTGCTTTTTCAATACTTCAATCTTGAGTTTTTGTTCTTCAGTAGTGATATTCATGTGTTTTGATAACCAATCCAAAGCTTTCATTCTATCTGCTAACTTGATACTTGCTCCATTTCGACCCTGTTTGACTTCACTCAATATTGTTCCATCAGCAAATGCCGATTCTTTGAATTTAACCATATTGACAGTTTGCTTTAGAACTTCATCCTCGCCTGTATCAGGATTTTTAATAATTACTGGTACTTCCTCTCGGCCATATTCCAAATAATCATTCAAATCAGCAAAAGCAATATCAATATACTTTTGAACTATGTCATGTGGATCAAGAAGAGCATCTTCATATAATTCTTTTTTTAAACGATTTATTTCTTCAATTACTGCTGGTTGCTTAGACCAACGAGAAGCCATCACACAAGCACTATTGTATGGAGTGTTTGGCTTTACTTTTTGATATGCTTTGACCTTGTTATGATATTTCAAATAATAAATGCAAAAGAGCTGATGTTCTTCATCCAGCTCACTTGTTTCTACTATTTCTTCAGCTATTTTTTTGCATTCTTTTTTGGTGTGCACACTTTTATTTTGGTGTGCACCCTTTTTCTTCTTTTTTGACCATTCATAACGGCGTGACCATGACTTGACAGTGTTGATTGTCGTACCATATTTTTTAGCAATTTCTTTTTGCTTCATGCCGTTTTTATAGTCTTCAAACGCTAACTCGTGTTTTTCCAAATCATGTCACCACCTCCATTTTTTTATTTATATAAACAGCAGTTAAAACTGCATCGTTGTTTTTGCAAAAGAAAAAAGCTCCCGTAAGGAACTTTTTTGCAAGGGGTTTAACCTATATGTCTGAACTGTGATTTTAAATTAAATGGGATTGTTTCATTTCTTTAAAAACCACAATAGCATAATAGCATGGAAATAAGGGTTCAATCTAGGTCCACTTTGGGTCCAATTAGGGCTCACTTTGGGTTCATTTTGGGTCCAAAATGGGTCCACTTTTAATAAAAAGTTATCACTTGTGATAAAAATATTCTTATTTATGGCTTTTGATACTATTTCTAGAGATTCGAAACACTGCTTTTATTCGCTTTTCTGCACCACTCCCAATGGACGGTTTTTTATCGAAAAAAAGCGACATTTAGCGAGTTATATAGTCATATAGCGAGTTATAACGACATATATAGAGATTTATAGAAAATAAAAAGAATGAAATTTTTATTCATTCTTGATGCTTTCATAAAAAATATTATTCAATTTTTCAAGTGATGGGCGGTGTTCCATGTCAAGATATCTAGATAATTCTAAACATGCTTTTGGAAACTCTCTTTTGTAAGTTGACTTACTGATGCAATATGATTCTTCCAACGTGTCAATCATTTCATTGTACCCTCTTGAACATACATACGTTCTAATGATGTTTCTATGCCCTGCGTTGAGTAAATATACTAACGGCATAAATTTATCAAGTTCTTTGTTAAAGAGCTCTAGACGCTTTGTTAGAAGCTCCCTGCGCAACATATTTGAAGCGATTTGTTCTCCTTTAGGTTTTGAAAATCCTCCAGGAGCTTCATCACTGTATTTAATTGATTGAGGGCTTGGAATGTCCTCAATTTCAAATGTTAAAGAGAATTTTTCAATATTTATTAGACGTAATTCTCTAAGATATTTTTTAACTTCATCGATGATCTTCTTTTCTTCATCTGTATATTTCATTCCTTGCCCTCCAAAATAATTAATTATTAATTTTTATGATCTTGATAAATTGCATAAGCAATTATTTCTGCCAATTCAGCAAGAATAGTTGCTGCAACTCCACACCAAAATGGGTTAATGTACATTATTTATCACCATCTTCTTTTATTTCTACATTGCCTTCTTCAAGGTACTTTCTTTGTATTCCAAGCTTTTCAATTGCCTTCAAATGCAATTCTTTATCAAAGTTGGTTGCACATGTTAAACGACCAATGACGTATTTGATTTCTTGTTCAGTCAACTGACAATCATTAAGTTTTTCAATCAATATATTCATTCCAACCACCTTTTCTTTTATGACTTTTGACTACACAACCAATACCATACACAAGACTTACGATTGTAAGAAAATAAAACATAAGTGTATTTCGATACGATTGATCAATAATCGTAGTGATTACATGAGCTATGATAACGACAGTATAAATCGCTAACAATTTTGTATTTTGTTTTAAGAATTTTTCTTTTTGCTGACAGTATTCTCGAAGCAAACCATATAGATTGTTTATTGTTTTTTCTGCAGCTTCCACCCCGTTAATCAGCGATTCATTTTGTTCTTTTAAATTTTCACAGCGTTTTTCTATATCCTTTTCAGTTTCTGATTTAACCTGCATTATTTATCACCTACTCACTCGATTTAATATCAATAATCCCATTTTCAATAACTTCTTTTGCTGGAAAGAACTGAATGTCATAGGCATAAGGGTTTTCTTTTTTAGCTTTTTGAATTTTCACTTTAAAAACTTCATCATCACTAACGTTAAACATAACTTTCAATTGATATAACATGATTTCCACATCTGCAATTTCTTCAACTAAATTAGCATAATACTCCGGTTCAGCTGGTCTATCTTCATATCGTAGCATCTTATTCACAGCTTGAATAAGTTCAGCGCATTCTTCCATAGCTTGTCTACATTGTGGTTCTTTGCCATAAATTTCAATGGATTGTTTAAAAACTTGTTCTTTAATTCCCATATTCTTATACTCTTAACCTTTCTTAACGCATTCAACATCAACTCTAAAAATATAATTCTTGATGTTGTCTTCTCCTGCTTCTTTAATAGCTCTTTGTGCTAAAGCATAGGATGCAAAATAAATAGTGCCTTAATAGCAAACTCCTCCACTCGGATAAATTGCAACCTTTTTATCAACAAAATCATAAAGAATAAAATATTCTTCATTTTGAGAACTTTTGACTTTTTTTCCGTATTTCAACAAGATGGCTTCAATCTTTCGTCTTTCAACTTCAAATTCAGCATCTTCTTTAGTTAGGAAACAACTACCAAGCGATCTTCTTGCAATGTCGGTATCATAATTGTTCCATTTATCAGAAATAAACATCCCAAAAGAAGAAAAATACCAATATATATCATCTTTTTTTAAATCCTACACCGTTTTAGGTTTAGGTGGAGTGAGAAACTCTTTTAGCTTCTCCTCGTCCACTTCATAGCCTTTATACTTTTCAATGATTTCTTCTACTTTAATCATCTTTGTTCATCCCTCCTTACCGATATCTTTCATGTCATTCTTGTAATAACACTCTTCACACACTGCATATCCAAAACCACCACTATTCAAGATGATTCTTGATGTATAAGAAGCTCCATACATGATTTTCTTACCACATTCACAACAGGTAACTTTCTTGTTCATATCATCTTCGTAATATGTAGACCCTTCAGGCAATGCATAATCTTCATATTGGCCAGTTTCCAAATCATATTTTCTAGCAAAAAGCATGATCCATTGCAGTATTTAATAAATCAAAATACTTTATAGCGTCTTCATGTGTCATATCCTTGTAATTTGCATCAAGGACAACAACACCATGTTCCTTACATAACTTTGACCATTCTTCACCTGTCATTTGTATCACGTCCTGCCACTGGCTTATTACACATGAAATTTTCAAAATCCCTGTTACAATCAGAACAGATTTCTGCTTTCTTTGTTACAAGTCCTATGCCATCATTATTTTTTAATCCATACGCTTGATATGAAATTTTATAATTAGTGACTTCTTTGGTTTTAAAAACTCTTTTACATCTATCACATCGAACAATTCCTCTATCTATTTTCATAATTTGCTTCCTCTCTTCTTTTCTTTACAATCAATGCGAGTCTTTCATTTCTTTCTTTGACTCTTAAATTTTGCATTCTCAAACGATAATTTTCATTCTCGAGATATGCAATTTTTTTCTTGAGGGGCAAATAATTATCTTTACCCCATTCAAGAAGTAATTTTCTTAATTCATCACACTTTGACATCTCTTAATCTCCTGTTCAATTTTCTTAAAAGTTTGTAAGGAAATGGATTTTCTTCTAAATATTCAAAATAGCTGACTGTTGTTGAAAATCCCTTTATTCCATCAAAATTGCTATGTGAGTAAGGTGTAGCAATGATTTTGTTCAAAGCACCTTCAATATCATCATCAACAATCCTTTTATCAGCACTACCCATGCACATTGCATTTCCTGTCAACATGTTTGGCATTGCATATTCATACAATTCGGTATCTCCTACTTTGTATTTCTTATAGCAATAACATTGGATGCCTTTTACGATTTTGTTGTCATATCGAACAATATAAATAGCATTAGGAAAATTGATTTTGTATGAATGATTATTATAAGTAACATATTGCATATGCTCAGGCTGCTTTATAACGGTATAATCAATACCGGCACCTATCGTGTTTTCAGAAAACAATTTTATGTTCGCTTTCTCATGCTGATCTTTGATAAAAAAATCATTAAAAAGTTTTACCAGTTCTTCTTTTGAAAGCATTTTGAATGTAATCTTCTCGTTTTGTTTGATACATAATTCAGCATCATCTTTTTTGTTGTTTAAACGAATGATTGCTTCTCTCATTACATAATCACCTCGCTTTTTGTCTTTAATGTGTTTGAAAGAGCTGAAATCAAAGCATTTGAAGTAAATTTATAATCACAATCATCTACTTTTCTTTCGACTATTATTTGCAACAATTCCGTATTGTGTCTTTCTTTTTTTGAAACATTGGCCATGATTTCTAGAGCTTCATTTGCCACTCCAAAATTCAAATCAGGATATTCCCATCCTTCAATTTCAATGTTTCTTACGTTTCCTTTAACAAATTGACCATTTATAAATCGATATCCAAAACCATATAGCATTGCTCTTATTTGATAGCTCTTTTTATAAAGCTTTCTGAATTTCCTAGCTTTTCCCTTATTTTTGAATTTGATATACAGGAACTGTATTTCAGTGGTACCTAGATTGTAATAATCAACCTTAGGTTCGGATAATGTTTCATCCGAGTACTCACACCACTCTTTGGCTTCTGCATATATTTCTCTAAAGACACCTTTTAATTGTGGAATAATAAAACTTACATTTACAAACGTTTCATTCTGTTCATCATATAATCCTTCAATCAATGTTTCAAAACCATCAACTGCAAATTCGTTTCTGTCAAAAAAAGGACTTAATATAACTTCTTCAAATTCATAATCGATAACATCTGGAAAAACATGTTCATCTAATAAGTCAATTTCTTGAAAATTTTGTATCAAATCATCAGATTCATCTTCTTCAAATGCAATCGTTAAATCATCAATGGCTTTTGGCGATGTGTAACTTAAAGCGTTGATGAAAAATTTTTCATAGGTGTTAGGTTCTAATTTATCTGGGACATGATCAGTCGTAAAAAACTGTCTCAAATCTGTAGACAAGTTGAACACCTTCTTTCAACTGATACATGATTAAAGCGTTGCAATGTTCCAATATCGATACGGCCATTTTTGCATTGGTTACTAGAAATTGAACATTTCCTTTGGCGGCCTGTTCTTGACAAGAAACGTCAAGTGGGTGCTTATCTAAATCAAATTTGTAACATTGACTTCTCAAATTACTTTGTTGAATACCATTCTTTTTTGTTGTGATATAGATATTTCCTTCATATTCACTATTTGCTGAGTCGATGTAAATAACATCATCTAGCTTCTTAAATACTTTTTCTAAAATCATTCTTGTAGCATCATTATCGACACATCCTATGATTACAGGAACATATCCCTTATCATCTTGGATAAGTGAAAATAAACTTTCATATGTGCAAAATTTATCATCAAACTCACATTCGATTGGATAAAGAGAGTTGATTTTTCTCGATAATGCCAAAGCCTTATTATCACCTACATCTTGAGCTTGATATCCTTGACGTTCGATATTTTTAGATTCGACTGTATCACCATCTACGAGCATCATTTTATGTGACGTTCCTAAAAGAAGTTTGGGAAGGTCTCTTGCTAAAAGAGAACCAGTCCCACCAACTCCTATGACGTAAAATTTATATCTTGTGTAATTATTGGCCATGTTAACCACCTAGCCTTTTCTATGTTGTTTTCCAGTTACAACAAGAACATTGTCATCCTCGATATAGCTGTATTCCATTGTTCCTGCAAACTCATAATGACGGTGTTGTAGCATGATGTCCGTGATTTCCTTTTCTGTATAATCTTGGCCATCTACAAACCCATAAGAAGAAATATCAATCAATCTTCCTTCAGAGTAGATTCCAAATGGATACTTGTAAGTTTTTTCAGTACTTGCTTTTTTCTTAGGTACTTTTTTACCTGCAGGTTTTTCTTCTTTTTTAGATTCTTCTGCAATTTCAGTTGCTTGTTTTGGTGCTTGTTTTACCTCTTCAGTCGCTTGTTTTGGTGCTTGTTTTACCTCTTCAGTCGCTTGTTTTGGTGCTTGTTTTACCTCTTCAGTCGCTTGTTTTGGTGCTTGTTTTACCTCTTCAGTCGCTTGTTTTGGTGCTTGTTTTACCTCTTCAGTCGCTTGTTTTGGTGCTTGTTTTACCTCTTCAGTCGCTTGTTTTGGTGCTTGTTTTA